ATCTGGGAATAAGATTACTGCTATTGCTGGAGAGTCTTCTACTGGAAAGACTTTCTTTTCTCTCGCTGTGGTTAAGAATTTTCTTGATACTAACCCCGATGGTTATTGTCTCTACTTTGATACTGAGGCTGCCGTCAACAAATCCCTACTTGAATCTAGGGGTATTGACCTCACTCGGGTAGTTGTAGTCAATGTTGTTACTGTTGAGGAATTCCGTAGCAAGGCACTCAAAGCAGTTGACATGTACTTAAAAAAACCTGAAGAAGAACGCAAACCCTGTATGTTTGTGCTAGACTCCTTAGGTATGCTCTCCACAGAGAAAGAGATTACTGACGCACTTAACGACAAGCAAGTTCGGGACATGACCAAATCCCAACTTATCAAAGGTGCCTTCCGTATGCTCACTCTCAAGTTGGGTCAGGCAAACATTCCCATGATTGTCACTAACCACACCTACGATGTCATTGGCGCTTATATTCCTACAAAGGAAATGGGAGGCGGTAGCGGTCTTAAGTATGCTGCTTCTACTATCATTCATCTCTCAAAGAAAAAGGAAAAAGACGGAACTGAAATCGTCGGAAACCTTATCAAGGCTAAGACTGCTAAGTCACGTTTAAGTAAGGAGAATCAAGATGTTACGGTACGTTTGTTTTACGATGAGCGTGGTCTTGATCGTTATTATGGTCTTCTTGAACTCGGTGAAATTGGCGGTCTCTGGAAAAATGTCGCAGGACGCTATGAGATCGACGGCAAAAAAGTCTATGCTAAAGCAATTCTCAAAGACCCCGAGCAATATTTCACTCCAGAAGTAATGGAAAAACTGGATTCTATTGCAAAGAAAGAATTCAGTTATGGTTGATCTTAATGATCTTATCCATGTCTATGAAGATGCATTAGACCCTGAGATTTGTGATTTTTTGATTACTACATTTGATGGTGCATCAAAACATCACGAATCCGTTCAGAATGAAGGAAAACCAAACTTCACTCAGTTTAATCTGACAAAAAATTCTGATGTCACAGACGAGTTGAGTAAAATACATAAGCACATCATTAAAAGAGTGCAATACTACCGCGATGTCTATTATGAGTTTGTGGATGCCAGAGTGTTTCCTTCTACACATGCATTTGAACAATTTCGGATAAAGAGGTATAATACTGGTGGTGAGGATAGGTTTGGTACACATGTCGATGTAGCAGACTATTCTTCTGCCAGAAGGTTTCTCTCTTTTATGTTTTATCTGAATGATGTTTCGGAAGGTGGAGAGACAGTTTTTAGAGATAAAAAGATTACTCCAAAGAAAGGATCTCTTTTAGTATTTCCTCCTCTGTGGATGTATCCCCATCGTGGTGATCCTCCTATTAGTAATCCAAAGTATATTATGAGCACTTATTTGCACTATAAGTAATGGAAAGAATCGAAACCACTATTCTCAGAAACTTAATACACAGTGAGGATTATTCTCGTAAAGTCATTCCATTTATTGAACCAACATACTTTGAACAACGAACGGAGAAGGTAATCTTTGAGGAGATTGCCAAGTTCATAGTCAAGTACGGTTCTGCTATTACAACAGAAGCTCTAAATATTGAGGTTGAGAATAGGACTGATCTAAACGAGAGTGAAATTAAAGAGACAAGAGAAATTTGTAATTCTTTTAATGACTCTCCAGTAGATCATCAATGGTTGCTAGACACCACTGAAAAGTGGTGCCGAGATCGTGCGATTTATCTTGCCTTGATGGAATCAATCCACATTGCAGATGGTAATGATGAAAAGAAAAATCGGGATGCCATTCCCAGTATTCTTTCTGATGCACTGGCAGTTTCTTTTGACAATAATATTGGACACGACTACTTACAAAACTACGAAGAAAGATATGAGTTCTATCACAAGAAGGAAGACAAGATTCCATTTGATCTCGAATACTTTAACAAAATCACAAAAGGTGGTTTACCTAACAAGACTCTTAACATCGCGCTTGCTGGTTGTGTTCATCCAGAGACCAAAGTTAAAATTAGGTTTAGGAAGATTTCTTGATTTTGGAGTTTGGTGCTGGTTCTCCTGTTCCAAACTTCCAACCTTCATTTAATTTACTATCAACATTTTCTGGCAGTATTCTTTTCCATCCTTTTGTTCCTGGTAAGTGCATCACCTTCTTACCTTTGTGTGCTTTTCCTCCAAGAGATGCTCTTTCTTTTCTTCCTTGATTGGACGCCCAGTAATTGAATTCTTTGGATGCTCTTTGCTTTCCTCCAAGAGATGCTCTTTCCTTTCTCCCTTCTTCTGTACTCCAATAATAAAAGTTTTTAGTATTGTTGTGTAAGTATTCTTGTTTTTGAGTTTCTATTCCTTTAATCATCCATTCTTTCCTTTCTTCTATTGGTATAGAAAATAAACCAATTTGATTATCTCTACAAAACTCTCCTGTTATTCTTCTGTGTTGTGGAGATAAGTTTGCTCCTAGCATTTTCATAGATCTTAAATCATTAGGATTTTTATGAATCTTCCATAGCAAATAATGTGCTATGATGTGCTCTCTAACATTTAAATATGTAAGGTTACATTCTTCATCCGTTCCTCCCATATGTTTAGGAACAATATGATGCTCGTGTAACCCAGAATATTTTTTATGGTTTTCTTTCCTTGACTTATTGCTTTCGCATAAGTTAGAATAGATTTGATTAAACATTTTCTCCCTGTCCCTGCTACTGATTATTTATATAAAATGTGGATTGAAAAAGAAACATCAATTGCTGAAATCAAAACATTACTTGATAATGGATATGAGGTAGAAGTTGATTCTCCCGATGGATATGTTCCTGTTAATTTTTTCATTAACAAGGGAATGTATGATGAATATGTTTTAAAGGTTGATGGTTATGAACCAATCAAATGTAATGCCGATCATTTATTTGAAACATCTTTTGGATGGATGAAAGCATCGGATCTTTATGAAAAATACAAGATAATGCATTTTTTGACTAGAGATGGATATAAACTTGGAAGTGTATTTAAAACTGGAAATCAAATACCTATTGTGGATATTAATGTAAATCATCCAAATCATAGGTACTATACTGATGGAGTTTCTTCTCATAATACTGGAGTTGGAAAATCGTTGTTTATGTGCCACGTCGCTAGCTCCGTGCTGCTCCAAGGACGGAACGTTCTCTACATTACAATGGAGATGGCAGAAGAGAAGATTGCTGAGCGAATTGATGCAAACCTCCTGAATGTTCCAATTCAGGATCTGACAGATCTTCCTAAAAAGACTTTTGAAACCAAAGTTAATAAGTTGGCAGCAAAGACTCAGGGAACTCTTATAATTAAAGAATACCCGACTGCATCAGCACATAGTGGACACTTTAAGGCACTTCTTAATGAGCTTGCACTTAAGAAGTCATTTAGACCTGATATTATTTTCATTGATTACCTTAATATATGTGCTTCCTCCCGCTATAAGTCGGGTATGTCTGTCAATTCATATAGCTATATTAAAGCTATTGCAGAGGAGCTTAGAGGGTTGGCTGTTGAGGCAAAAGTCCCTATCGTATCTGCCACGCAGACCACTCGTAGCGGTTTTGGTAGTTCTGATCCAGAATTGACCGATACGAGTGAGTCTTTTGGTTTGCCTGCTACTGCTGATCTTATGTTTGCCCTTATTAGCACTGAAGAACTTGAACAGTTGGGGCAGATTATGGTAAAACAGTTAAAAAATCGTTATTCTTCAACTGATAAATATAAGAGGTTCGTGTTAGGAATTGATAGAGCAAAAATGCGTCTTTATGATTGTGAGCAAACCGCTCAAAGGGATATTTTAGATTCTGGTAAAGATGAAGATTTTGTTTATGCTGATGAACCAAAAATAAAAAAATCATTTGATGGATTTAAATTCTAATGGGCATTATTTACTGTATTCATAGTTTATCTACTGGTAAAAAGTACATAGGGCAAACTATTGAAAAAATGCAGAGAAGAGTTTTGCGTCATTTTAGAACTATAAATGAAACTAAAATTAGTAGGGCAATTAAAAAATATGGTAAATGTGATTTTGTTTATGGTATAGTTGAAGAAACGGAAGATAAAAATTTATTAGATGAAAGAGAAAAATATTGGATAAAATATTATGATTCTATAGATAATGGATTTAATATTAAAGAAGGTGGTAAATGTGCAAGAGGGTTTAAACAATCTGAAAGTTCTATAGAAAAAAGAAGACAAAAATTAATTGGAAGACCTTTAAGTGTGGAGCATAGAAAAAGTATAAGTAAAGCACATAAAGGGAAAGTTTTATCAAAAGAAACTGTTGATAAAATGATTGCATATAGAACGGGCAAAAAACTTACTGATAGTTGTAAAGAAAAAATTGCTTTATCTCATAGCAAAAACATTTATCAATTAGAAAACATAGATGGAACTATTCTAATAATAAAAAATCTCGCACAGTTTTGTAGAGATAATAAGTTTTCTCAAAGTTATTTTACTCGTATTTTAAAGGGAGAAAGGAAAACTTATAAAGGATGGACTATCAAGATACTTGACTCTGGACAGGATGAAGAGTATAATGATTACGAAGAAAAGAAACCCAAAAAATCATTCGACGGATTTAAATTTTAATGACTAAGCATATTGATTTTGAACGCTATCAAAAATTTGTTGATGCGGTTACTAGCGATGCCTCTACTGATTTTGTCGCTCTTTCCGACCGCCTTGTTGCCCTTGATGAGAAGGGTGCCAATATTGAGCGACTTCTTACTGCAGGTGTTGGTATTAATGCTGAGGGTGGGGAGTTTCTTGAAATCATCAAGAAGATGGTTTTTCAGGGAAAACCTTGGAACGACGATAACCGTGAGCATCTTATTATTGAACTCGGTGATCTTATGTGGTACGTTGCTCAAGCCTGCATGGCACTCGATGTTTCATTCGATGATGTGATTGCTCGCAACGTCAAGAAACTTGAGAAGCGTTATCCTGAAGGCACCTTTGATGTTTACTTCTCTGAAAACCGTGCTGCTGACGACCGATGACTGATAAGAAAGTAACCGTAGAAATGGACGTGTATGCTGCTGCTGCAGTTCGCCAAGTCCTCTTTGAAGCACAAAAAGGATATGGCACTGAATACGTTCCTACCCGTGTTGTTAGTATCCGTCAGGTTGTTCTGGACCTTGACGATGCCATCAGTAGTGTGGTAGAATCTGACTGACCCTTCGGGGTTTTCTGGGGAATTAACTCAGTCTGGTAGAGTGCGACCTTTGCAAGGTCGAAGTCAGGAGTTCGAGTCTCCTATTCTCCACTTCTAAATAGATTATACAGGTATAATCAAAATAACGATGAAGTCTTTCGGGGATTTTATATTCATTTGTGAGGAAAAGAAGGGACGTAGTGGTCCAAAGTATAACTATGAGGTTGCTCTGGTTAGGTTGTATAACCACTTGATTAAAGGCGAAGATAAAGGAAATAATAAAGGTAAAATTCTTAGAGGTCTTGTAAGCAGAGGAGATACAGAGGGACTTACAGATTTTCTTGCTCAGGAACTGAATGATGCTAAGAATGATGAGAAGCATCCCCTACACTTTAATAATGCCGATGATGAGGGATTCACAGGCGGTAAGAAAACTGATGCCCATAAAGATTCTTATTATGGAGAACTAGAAGATCAGTTCTATACCTTCTTGAATGATAGTCAGAGCAAACTTGGTAAGAGTTTAATATCTCAGGGTTATACTGTTAAGAGACTTGGCGACGATAAGATTCCACTATCAAAGTCTGGAAAGTCTGCTTATGGTAAGGAGACTGATACATCTAAGGCAGATATAGTTTTTCAACATCCAACAAGACCTGAAAGAGAAAACTATTCAAGTCTTAAAAAAGCATCAGGTGCAGTTTCTGCTTCTGCTGGTGCTGATGAGACTGCTGGCAATTATACTGTCGGTATGAGGAATGCCCTACAACTTGCAGTCAAGAGTGGAAAGATTACAAAAGATCAGGCAAAGAAATTGGAATCAGAGGGAGACACAAGAATCTCTGCTCTTAAAGATGCCATGTCTGGTAGTAAGGGTATGAGTAAGGAGCAGCAAAAAGATTTGCTTCCTCAGTTGGATAAACTTCGTGGAAATATTGAGGATCTTATTCCTGGAACTGAAAGAGAAACGGCAAAGGCACAATTGAGTGGTGCGGGCAAATTCCAAAAAGCAATTGATAGTTTCCTCTCAACTGGACGTGGTGGTGGAAGAAAGAAAAAACCAGAAGAGGTTTCTGGAACTAATCAGAGAATGAGACTCGGTAAAGGAACCACTAAGACGAAAGAAGGTCCAGTCCAAAGACCAGTTACATCTACTGGTGACATTAAACCACCAAAAACTGGAGAACCTACTGATGCCGCTAGTTTCTTAAAGAGACTTTCTGATGCGGAAGATGAAAGAAAACAAGCACAAAGAGAGTTGGAAACTAATAGTGATGGTTCTAAAACTTACTTACAACATCAGGCACAAAAGAGAAGAAATAATCCAGACCTTGATGCCAGATTGACTGCTGCTGATACTGCAATAACAACAGCACAAAATAATCTTACAGATTTTCGTGCTAGGGCACAAGCAGCAGAGAAACCAAAACCAGAACCCACTAAACCAGAAGCACCGAAACCAGAACCACAAAGGACTGAACCAGTAGATACTAAACCAACACCACAACCAGAAACACCAGAACAGAAGAAAAGAAAAAGGGAAAGAACTGAGGCAGAAAGAGCAGATACTAGAAGGAGAATGGACGCTGCTGGACAAAGACTAGGAATGGAGTAATCTTATGGCTAAGTTTGAAACTACTATGTTACTTTTTCTTTCTAGTATAGAAGGAACCAAAAATGGTGACATTTATGATGTAGTTCTTGGTAGAGACGGATTTGATGTAATATCTGAAAAATCTAATAACAAATTTAGAGATGAAATAAAACAGATAGTTGCTAAAAAATTTCAGAAGGGAGATAGAGCAGTTCTTAGTACCACTGCGGGGGGAATCAGAATTATACCAGATGATATTTACATCAATTTTAAAAAGAGATCAAAAGCGAAAAAAACTTCTAGTGGTAAAAAAGTACCCACTGCTATTCAAGAGGCAGGAAGTGCTTTTGTTATGCAACAAGTTCTTAATAATAATGCAAATTTTGAAACACCAATATCAATAAAGCAAGATCAAGCAACGTATAAGGGACTAGAAAAAATTTTTGGATCTCATAAAGACAAACTGAATGATTGGATTCACAGTTATTATGAACATCAAAATGCATTTTTTAAAGAATTTAAACGTTCACAGTGGAGTATTTTTGAGCACGGTGGAGAAGACTTTATGGCATTCATAAAAAAACAAGCTAAAAATGTAAAGGAAAAAACAGTTTCTGGAAATTTTAAAGATGTTGGTAAATATGAGACTTGGAATCCATCAGACATTTGGGCAGTATATGATAAAGATAAAGTAAAAAAAGAAATTGATGATGCTATTGATGATAAGGGTCAGACATTAGATGAATTAAATAATGTTCTTTTAAATTTGATGAACTCAACTCCAACTAAATTGATAGGTCTTTCCTTAAAAAAAATAGATCCTAGTGAGACTGCAAGTTTTGCTTATGTTAATAAAGATCCAAAAAGAGTGGAATTTGCCAAAGTTGAAAAAACAAAAATGAGTGATATTAAAATAGAAATAAAAACAGAAAAAACTCAGGACGGTATGTCTCAGGGAGCATATGTTTTGTTTGGAAAATATACGATTAATATTATAAGAACACCAGGAGAAAATAAGTTTACAAATTTGAAATTTGAAAGTGTTATAAAGGGTAGTGGAGGAAGAGGAGGTGCTGCTCCCGTTGAACTCGTTGCAGACTTATTGAAATCTAAAAGTCCTGGATATAATATTTCTTTTATTAATAAACACCAAGAATATCCACAAACATCTGAGGATTTTTATGATGACACCAGAGATTATGAAAAGATGTATAATTCGCTAAGACAATATATAACAGGCACTTCTGGTTATATAGAATTTAGAAATAGAATAAATGAAATGTTTGATTCTGATAGGGAAAAAAATAGATTAGTTGCTCAATCCAAATTGATGCAACTTCATTTCTTTTCCGACGCACTTGCTAAGAATAGTAATAGTCCAGAATTTTGGACTGACTTATTATATCTTTCCCTGAAAGTCGGAAAGAGATTTGCACCTCACGGAAAATTAGCATGAACCCACAAGTTACAGAACTATTACAGTCCTTTGAGACTGACTCAAAGACACCGAAAAGGAAGTATAATGATTTCCTTGCTCACGTCTACACAACCTTTGACAAACACATCACAATGTGCAAGACAGATAAGATGATGAATAAATATAAGAAAATGAGGAATAGTGTCCTCAGTTATATTGTTGCAAACGAAAAATCCATAATTAAAAAACTGAGTAAGTAATGAAGAGCTTCTTCCAATTTTTATCTGAATCCACCGCAGTTCAGCAGGCAGCACGTCTGGGACTGAAAGGTGATGGTCATGGTGGATGGTATGACAACAAAGGTGAGTTTGTTGCCAAGACAGAAAAAGGAAGACTGAAGTTTTATAATAAGCGTCAGAGAGTTGGTAGACAGGATCCTCCACAAACTGATAGAGAGAAGAATCTTTCTGCGACTTCATACGAAAAAGAACCAGCACAAGAACCTGCACCACAACAGCAGGCACCAGCACCAGAACAACCTGCCGCACAACAGGCACCAGCACAAGAAGGTCCGCCACCAGTAGAAAAAACCAAAGGAACACTGACGATTGCCTTTGGTCGTTTTAATCCACCAACGACTGGTCATGAAAAACTTCTGGACACAGTGGCTAAAAGTTCTGATGATGGTGACTATATTATTGTTCCGTCCAGAACACAAGATAAGAAAAAGAACCCATTAGATCCGGATACCAAAGTCTCTATTATGAGACAGATGTATCCTAATCACAGTGAGAGAATTGTAAATGATCCACAAAACCGCACCATCTTTGATGTGCTCAAGAAGGCACATATGGACGGATATGCTGGTGTAAGAATCATCGGTGGTGGTGATAGAGTAAAAGAGTTTGAGAAACTCTCTGGCGATTATAACGGAAAGCTTTATGCCTTTGATAACCTAGAAGTTCGTTCGGCAGGAGACAGAGATCCTGATAGTGATGATGTTTCTGGAATGTCTGCATCAAAACAGAGACAGGCAGCAGCAGAAGGAGACTTTGCCACATTCCGTAAGGGTGTTCCTGCTTCTATGAATAATAAGCAGGCAAGAGAACTTTATAATACTCTTCGTGCTGCGATGCAGATCAAAGAAGGTTGGAGTCTCTGGGAGATTGCACCTAAGTTTGATTGGATTGGTTTACGTGAAAACTTTATCCAAGAAAAGGTTTTTAATGTCGGTGACATTGTAGAAAATCTGAATACTGGATTGGTTGGTAAGATTATTCGCAGAGGTACTAACTATCTGATTTGTGTCACCGAAGACAATATTATGTTTAAGTCTTGGATCAAAGATGTGATGGAAGCAGTCACAAATAGCGATGCACCATCGGGAGTTCCTGCCGATCAGAGACTTGTAGGAACCGATGCATTTAGAAAGTATGTTGAGAAAATGGTTCCCGGAAGTGAATGGGGAAAGCAATTTATAAATAAGTATAGAAAAAAGTAAGAATTATTAGATCTTCCAATGAGTAAGCATATTTCTGAGGAGTCCAAAGGACCACGTAAGGGTCATGCGGCAGGAGATACTAGCATTGAGCAACAGGCATCTCAACTTGCGTCTGATATTAAGTATAAGGCAAGACAAAAGATGAAGGGCACATCAGGATCTAATCTGAGTCCTGGTCAGGTTCAGGCACTTTATAGATCTTTGTTGAATTCTTCACCTGCTCCTAGTGGTGTTAAGGCAATCGTCAAGAAGAAGTTGTTTGGTGAACAAATTGATCGTGGTGAGAAACTCGTAGCAGAGACATTAGAAAATAAGACCTCTACTGTATTTGGAAGAGTATTTGTAGAAGGTGGTGGGCAGAAGGTAGAAGTAGAAGAGATTGAAGAGGCAGCAGATCAGAAGTTTATTATCCGCGTAACGGATAAGGCAACTCGTAATACGACATATAGAAAGGCAGATCGTGCTAAGATTGCCGAGCTGAGAGCAAATAAGAACATCGCTTCTGTTGAAATCACTGGAAGAAAGAAAGCAGACGATGCTTATGGTGAGAAGCATGAGAAGAAGTATGGTCCCGCAAAAGGTAAGAACACCGTTGGTGATAAGGACGGAGACGGAACCGAAGAACCAGATCGTCACGAGTATGCTGGTGTAAAAGACCGTGCCATTAAAAAAGCAATGGCAAAAGAAGAGTATGTTGATGAGGCATTCCCAAAGGTTCCCATTGCCAAGAGTATTCAAAGAGAATTGGGGCATCAGGATAAAGTATATCAAAACAAAGATGGGAGCAGAACCACTGTTCGCGTGAAGATTGACAAGGAAGGAAATAAGCAGGGTGTTATCGGTTCTAGAACCGTTAAGGGAAAAATGGATGAGGAAATCATCTATGAGAAGGAAGATAATGGAGACAAAAAACTTGATGTAATGAAGGGTAAAAATACTATCAAGGTTAATCCAACCATCGGTGAAAGCATTCGTGCCAAACTTGATGCACTGAAGGCACAAAAGATTGAGGAGCAGGAAGCTGCTGCAAAAGCAGCAGGTCCTTCACCAGAAGAAAGACGGCAACTTATGAATAAAGATAAGATGCTGAAGAAAAAGATTATGATGCAGAAGCAAATAATGCAGATGCAAAGACAGGGAAGACTCCCTCTGAATTATAGTGAAGAAGCAGGTGTAGTTCGTTATTGTCCTAAGTGCGATAAGAATGAAACCAGAGAAGAGTGTAAGTATGGTGGTGAGTACTGGGATGAAAACTCAAAACCAGCAAAGGCAGAAGATCCAAGAGAAGAACCAACAAAGGCAATGCTCTTTAAGAACAAGTTGAGAGCAAGAGGCATTCAGGTTGCTGGTCTTTCACTCTCACCAAGAAACATGAAGACATATGATGATCTTGGTGAAGAAGCATCAGATCGCGCAAGAGATGAGCATCAGATGCGTGGTGGAATGGCTGCTCGCAAGGACTATGATCGTCCACCTGCCAAGAAACTCTCTAATAAGGAACTCGGTATTAGAAAGTTTACCCCTGCTGAAAAAGCAAAAAGGGCAAAGGAGATGGTAGCACACCTCAAAAAGATGAAGTGATATGCCAGCACTATCTAAAGCACAACAACGTTTCATGGGCATGGTTTATGCCGTGAAGAAAGGAGATATGCCTGCACCTTCCCCCGAAGTTGCACAGGCAGCAGCATCTATGAAAAAAGGAGATGCTAAGGACTTTGCTTCTACTAAGCACAAAGGTCTCCCTGAAAAGAAGAAAGTTGAAGAAGGTCTTGGATTAGATGTTGCTCGAGCAATTGATAAGACAAAACCACCCCTTGGACGTGCAAGTCTAAGAAGAAGTGTTAGCAGTGCCCTTAAGATGGGTGCTGTTAAAAAGAGTATGGAAAAAAGAAAGAAGTCTTTCAGTGAGTTTCAGAAAAAAGTAGAAGCAGCAAAAGACAAGAAGTAAGTTCCTATATAGTGATAGGTTATTTGGAAACCATCATGTTAGGATTTTTACTTCCACTCGCAGCAAAAGTAATTCAAGATTCTGTTGCCAAGATTCCTGAAAATGAGGAACTCGGTGAGAAACTCATTGAGATTTGTCTTGTTATTCTTGGTAAGGCAGTCAAACTGACCAAAACCGATATGGACGATAAGCTTTTAGAGACGGTTGCAGCGGCAATTAGAAACAGAGAAGCTGAATAATTTTATAAATATCTGTATACAAAGAATTTTATAGGTAGGGAAACATGGCTCTTTGGGGCAATAAAGACTCTTTTAGTAATCTGACAGGAACAGTATCTGTAGATTATGCTACTAAGATTGTTACTGGTTCTGGAACTACTTTTGTCACCGCAGGAATTTCAACTGGTGACGTGATCGCAATCGGAGCAGGTAATACTTTTGGCGAGGCAGTTGTTGCAGGCGTTACATCAGCGACTCAACTCTCAATTGCTTCTACTCAATTCTTGAGTGGAGACGCTATTTCGGGTATTGCTTATACCGTATCTCAGCAACCAGTATATGCTCTTGGTGTTGGATCAACACTTAGAGGTACAGTTGGTGGACCTTCACTCATCTACGGTGTAGATAGAAATGAGGTCGGTATGGCTGCAACAACATCAGCTTTCGGTAAGACTGGTGCTTTTGCTGTTGCACACTCTGGATGGGTTTCTGTTGCAGCAACATATATTGACTCCAGCGGTAATCTGAGAGTTAAGAGTGAAGTATTAGTTGCCGGTGGCATCAATACTAGCTTCGATGCTGAGGACGACACCTTCTTCCCAGAATGATAACTGAATGATGTATGAGATTTGATGAGTTGAACGAGAGCAACTATTTGCTCTTTGCTATAAAATTCTACGATAATCCTCAGGCAGTTACTAAGGATGACTTTGATGACGATCTGAAAAGAATCAAATATATTAAAAGGTTATTAAAGAGATATAGAAACACTGGTGAGTTAAAGACGCATCTCATATTGAATCATTTGACCGTTCTTTTTAATGTGTTTAATGATGCTACTGTTCCCCTACTTTTTTATAATTTAGAGAAAGATCTTTGGCCTTACATAAAGAGTTTTCTGGTATTCTTAAACAGGATACCAGAATACCCCAAAACTGAAATTAATAATATCGAGAGCGATCGGGATTGTCTAGTTAAGTTAAAGGAAATCTGATGAACTTAGATAAAATTATTGGTATCGTTAGAAACCTCAATGAAGAGGGTATGATGGGTGCTGCACCTGCCAATAATGCTTCTAGCGGAAATATTGCTGGACTTCCACCAGATCAACCTCCCGTAAGAAAGAAGAAGAAAGAAAGAAAGTATATGAAAGGTCCAGGAAGAAAAGTATGGATGGATTATCTAAACGGTAAGTAAAATGTTCTCGCAGGGATCAAAGGTTGCAGTTTTAGAATCAAAACTTGATATGTATGAGGACTTGTCCCGTGAGATGTTGTCTAAGTTAGAGTCTGCCGTAGAAAAAATATCGGAAGGAAACAATCGTATTGCTGCTATTCTTGCGAAGCACGATGAAAGAATAGAGCAAAGTATGAAGACTGATTCTCTCATCATTAAAATGATTGATGAGTTAAAACAAGAAAGTGAGAAGGATCATAAGGTTATCCATGATAGGATTGATAGAATACAAGTAGAAATAAAAGGACTATCAAAGTTTCGTTGGCAAGTAGGTGGAGTGTTAGTAGTTGCAGCACTCATCATTGGAGCAGGTAGTAGAATTGCTCCCATCTTCTTGACACCACAGGCAGCACCTACTACAATAGAAAGGTCAAAGTAGTGCCCCTTTATAATGGATTTGGTTGACTCCAAGTATATTGGACTAGTTTCTTCGCGTCTGCAAAAATTCAAGAGGGTTAAAGCGGATCTCTACAACTTCCGCTGCCCTATCTGTGGGGACTCCCAGAAGAACAAAAACAAGACGAGGGGATACTTGTATCCTGTGAAGAATAACACCAACTTCAAATGTCATAATTGTGGTGCTAGTTTGTCATTTAATAATTTTCTGAAAGAATTAGACCCAGTGCTTCATAAGCAATACACATTGGAAAAGTTTAAAGAGGGTCATACTGGAAGAGGATTTGTGGTTGAAGAACCAAAGTTTGAGTTTACTAAACCAGTATTCAAAACAAAATTAGATTTGCCAAAGGCATCTGAAATTCCTGCTGCCAGAGAATACCTTGAGAAGAGGAAACTAAACCCAGAAAAGTTTTACTTTGCTGACAAGTTTAAAGAGTGGACTAACTCTCAGAAACAGACATTCGACACTATTGGTAGGGATGAGTGTCGCATTATTATACCAATGTATGATAAAGACAATAACCTTATCGGTTTTCAGGGAAGAAGTCTAGTTTCCAACTCTGTTAAATATATCACTGTGATGCTTGATGAGGAGGCACCGAAGATTTATGGACTTAATGAAGTCAATGACAAACTACCAATCTATGTGGTTGAAGGACCCTTTGACAGCACTTTCGTCAACAATAGCGTGGCTTTGTGTGGTAGTGACGGTGACCTGGGTTATTTTGAGGGAAGCGATGTCATTCTTGTTTATGATAATGAACCCCGTAATCGAGAAATCGTCAATAGAATTGGCAAATGTATTACAAGAGGTGAGAGAGTCGTCATCTGGCCAAACGGAATCATAGAGAAAGACATCAATGACATGGTTCTCTCTGGACTTAATGTTATGGATGTGTTAAAATCAAATACATACTCAGGTTTAGAAGCAAAAATTAAGTTTAACAACTGGAAAAAAATATGAGCAACGGAACAAAAGTTGTCAAGAGAAACGGTGGAACAGAACCTCTTGACTTGAATAAACTCCACGTTATGGTGGAAGAGGCGTGTAAAGACCTTGCAGGGGTCTCTGCAAGTCAGGTTGAGATGAAGTCGGGCATTCAGTTCTACGACGGCATTACAACGGCAGAAATCCAAGAGATTCTGATTCGTGCTGCTTCTGACCTGATTGACCTGGATCATCCTAACTATCAGTTTGTTGCCGCTCGTCTGCTATTGTTTGCCACCCGTAAGCAGTTGTATGGGCGTATGCATGACATCCCAGACCTCAAGCAACACGTTGAGCGTTGCATAAAAAACGGAGTTTATGATGCAGAAATTGTGGACCTCTATACTGAAGAAGAATTTGATAAACTTCAGTCGTTTATTGATCATCACCGTGACTATCTGTTCACTTATGCAGGTCTACGTCAAGTCGTTGATAAGTACCTCGTGCAAGATAGAAGCAGTGGCGCATTATATGAAACGCCACAGTTTATGTACTTGATGATTGCGGCAACTATTTTCTCTAAATATCCAAAGGAGACCCGCCTAGATTACGTTAAGAAGTACTATGACGCAATCAGCAAGCACAAAATCAACATTCCCACACCTATCATGGCGGGAGTGCGAACTCCACTTCGACAATTTGCTAGCTGTGTCCTTGTTGACGTTGATGACACCCTCGATAGTATCTTTACTAGCGATATGGCTATTGGCAGATATGTTGCACAAAGGGCGGGCATCGGTATCAACGCAGGCAGGATCCGTGGCATCAACAGTAAAATCAGAGGCGGAGAAGTTCAGCATACAGGTGTTGTCCCTTTCCTCAAAAAGTTTGAAGCAACTGTCCGTTGCTGCACACAGAATGGCATTAGAGGTGGATCAGCGACTGTCCACTTCCCCATCTGGCACCAAGAGATAGAAGATATCATCGTACTGAAGAATAACAAGGGAACTGAAGATAATCGTGTCCGTAAACTAGATTACTCCATTCAGATTTCCAAACTCTTCTATGAGCGTTTCATCAAAAATGAAAACATCTCACTCTTCTCTCCGCACGACGTTCCTGGTCTGTATGATGCTTTTGGTACTCCTGGATTTGATGAGTTATACAATGCTTATGAACGAGATGAGTCTATTCCAAGAAAGACTATCGGAGCTCAAGAACTCTTTCTCGATATTCTGAAGGAGCGTGCCGAGACTGGTCGTTTGTATATTATGAACATCGACCATTGTAACTCCCACTCTTCCTTCTTGGATAAAGTTGAGATGAGCAACCTCTGTCAAGAGATTACACTTCCTACTAGACCACTACAACACATTGATGGTGATGGCGAAATTGCTCTTTGCATTCTTTCTGCTATTAATATTGGAAAAATTAGGGATCTTGAAGATCTTGAAGTTCTTTGTGATCTTGCTGTTAGGGGTCTTGATGAACTCATTGATTTTCAAGGATATCCCATCAAAGCAGCAGAAATCGCCACCAAGGCACGACGCTCCCTTGGAATCGGTTATATTGGTCTCGCACACTACCTAGCCAAGCATGGGCATCAATATGATTCTCAAGACGCCTGGCAGGCGGTCCACGACCTTACTGAGGCATTCCAATACTACCTCATCCAGGCTACTGTAAATCTTGCAAAAGAAAAAGGTGCTTGTGAATATAGTAACCGCACCAAGTATGCACAGGGAATTTTTCCAATTGATACATACAAGAAGGACGTTGACGAAATCGTACCTAACGAGTTAAAATATGATTGGGAAGGTCTTAGAGCACTGGTCAAGCAATACGGAGTACGGAACTCAACATTGTCTGCACAGATGCCTTCGGAGAGCAGTTCCGTTGTGTCAAACGCCACAAACGGAATCGAACCTCCCAGAGCATACATGTCCGTTAAGAAGTCCAAGAAGGGCGTCCTTAAACAGATTGTTCCTCAATACGGATCTCTTAAAAACGCTTATACGCTTCTTTGGGATATGGAGTCCAATCGTGGTTATATTAATGTTGTTGCTGTAATGCAAAAGTTCTTCGACCAAGCAATCAGTGGCAACTGGTCTTATAATCCGACTCATTATCCCAACAATGAGATTCCTATTTCCGTTTGGGCACAAGACCTTTTAACTACATATAAGTACGGTTGGAAAACCAGTTATTATCAAAACACTTATGATATGAAGGACGATGAGGTTGAAGAACCAAAACAAGACCTTCAAGCACTGCTTCAAGAACTTTCCGATGCTGATGAAACAACTTGCGATAGTTGTTCTATTTAATGTGTAACATATAATGTGTAAAATATATAAATAGTATATAGATACATCAACATTTATGGACTATAAGAAACATTATAATTTACTAATACAAAAAGCACTCAATAGAAATATTGAGTGCTATGTTGAACAACATCATATTATTCCAAGATGCTTGGGTGGAACTGATGATGAATTAAATTTGATACAATTAACTCCAGAAGAGCATTTTATTGCACATAAACTTCTCACTAAGATTTATCCAAATAATTTAAAGTTATTATATGCTTTTAATTTTATGTCTGCTCCCGTTTCTGGAAGAAATATAAACAATAAAAAATTTGGATTTGTTAGAAAAGAAATTTCTAGACTAATGCAAGGTGACTTGAATCCCATAAAAAGATTTCCAGAAAAAAATCATATGCGAGGAAAATTTGGAAAAAATCATCCTGCTTATGGTAGAATAGTTAGTGATTATGAGAGGCAAAAAAATTCTAAAAGAATGAAAATTAATAACCCTTGTAAAGGTCTTTCTCCTTGGAATCATCCCAGATGTGATGATTATAATAAAAAAATATGGGTTTTTGCGGATGAGTATTATAATGAATGGAAAATAACGAAAGAATCTTACTGCGCTTTATCTAAAAAATTTGGATATGAAAAATACACTGCTTCTCATATTAATATGATTAAAAAATTTAAATCTGGATGGATACCAGATCAAGATTCTGAGTGGATTAAGTTCAAACAATTATTTTCAAAAAATTTAACTTCGTTAAATATTACATTGTGAGTTAGTTTAGTAAGGAGAATTATGCCATTTAGTTTTAAAACAAACAAAGAAGAACGACCAATGGTTGAGTCCATGACAGTTTTTAACTCTAACGAGGTTGATACAAAGAAACAACCAATGTTCTTTGGTCAACCACTAGGCATTCAGAGATATGATTCTTACAAATATCCAATCTTTGAAAAACTTACAACACAACAACTAGGTTACTTTTGGAGACCCGAGGAGGTCTCCCTCCAAAAAGATCGTGGTGATTATCAATCACTGCGTCCAGAACAAAAGCATATCTTTACCAGCAATCTGAAGTATCAGATTATGCTGGACTCTGTTCAGGGTCGTGGACCTGGTATGGCATTTGCTCCATACTGCTCCCTTCCTGAACTGGAGGCTTGTATGAAGGTGTGGGAATTCATGGAAATGATTCACTCACGCTCCTACACTTATATTATCAAAAACGTTTATTCGGACCCATCTGAGGTTTTTGATACCATCCTCAAAGAGGATCGTATTATGGAGCGTGCAGTAACCGTTACACAAGCGTATAACGATTTTATTAATTCGGCACATCAGTATGATAATTCTGCTGAGTGGTTGCACGCATTAGAACAAGTCCCCTACGCACAAGAGGCAAGGTATGAACTCAAGCGTAAGCTCTATAGAGCAGTTGCAAACGTTAATATTCTTGAAGGTATTCGCTTTTACGTGTCATTTGCTTGCAGTTTTGCTTTTGGCGAACTCAAGCTTATGGAAGGAAGTGCAAAAATCATCTCCCTAATTGCTAGGGATGAGAATCAGCACTTGGTCATTACTCAAAACATTCTTAAAAACTGGATGAACGGTGATGACCCAGAGATGAAGCAGATTGCCAAAGAAGAAGAGCAATGGTTGTACAAAGCGTTTGAGAATGCAGTCAATCAAGAAAAGTATTGGGCAGAGTATCTGTTCAAGGATGGTTCTATGATTGGTCTGAATGACAAACTGTTACAGCAGTATGTTGAATGGATTGCCAATCGTAGAATGAAAGCAATCGGACTCAAACCACTCTATGACATTGCCGCAAAGAATAATCCACTTCCTTGGACAGAGCACTGGATTTCTTCTAAAGGTCTTCAAGTGGCACCCCAACAAACTCAAGTGCAGTCATATATTGTTGGAGGAATCAAACAAGATGTTACCGAAAATTCTTTCTCAGGATTCCAGTTGTGATTGACATTAAGACTGAAGTAGTGTATTATATAAATAATAGGTAAGTTCAGCCTTATAATGAATAACTACATTCTTTATTATTACTTGAGGGAGGACTTTAGTTCTCCCTTCTATATTGGTTATGGAAAACCAAGGAGAATACACGCAAAACATTTAAGAAGTAATGGTGCAAACCTACTACCTCCAAGGGAAAGAAGGTGGATTGTAAAATCTGGATTAACCAAAGAAGAAGCAATAAAACTTGAGATAAAACATATAGCACTCTGGAAAAGAGAGTGTGATGGTGGAGTTTTACTCAACCAGAATTTGGGGGGAGAAGGAAAACCTGGAGGACAAAAAACTAAAGGATTTAGTGGAAGAAAACATAGTGAAGAAGCAAAGAAAAGAATAAGTGAAAAGGTTGCAGGTAAGAATAATCCAAGATATGGTGTTAAATTATCACAAGAGACAAAAAATAAGATAAGTCAAAACATAACACCAAAATTTGGTAAAGATAATCCAAACTCTAAAACTTGGAAGATTGTTTCTCCACAAAATAAAGAGTATATTATTACTGGAGCATTAAAAGAGTTTTGTAAGTCTCAAAATATTTCATATGCAACTATGCACGCAGCAATTCTTTATGATAGAAAAGGTCCAAGAAGAAATGGATGGAGTATTGAGAAAATTTAAAATGTCTCTACCAGAAGATGTGTGTGTAATAAAACTTCAGGAGTATTGTAAGTTTTCTTCTACACTATTAAAAATACCAGTCATATCCAAACCATTATGTGTAGATGCAAATTGTCATAATAATGTAAATTATTATGTGAATACTTATGGTGGGGAAAAAATAAGTGGTTATTATCTAATTACGGATGTTGATAATGAAACTTATGGGTGTGCAATATATCATAGTATCTGGAAAAATACTTATGGTGATTTAATAGATATAACACCTTTTGAAGATAAAAGAAGATATAATATGTTTTCCATCTCCAATAATACAGAATATTACTCTGGAGTTGTCTATGATGGGAACACTTATAGAATATTAGAACCAGGTTGCAATATAATCTAATGTCACAGAAAATTCCTTCTCAGGATTCCAGTTGTAAGGGAAACTGTAACTGTAACTGCTTAAAACCAGAAGATGCTTTAAAGGCATACCAAGAAGCAGCAGACTGCGATGAATATCTCTTCGGGGATTATGATTATTGTTCGGAATGGATGAATGATATAGAGGGTCTTTGACCCTCTTTTTTTTATAAATATCCATATAAAAGATATTAAAATAGTAACATGAAGCCCCTGTCGCAGTCAGAATACGGAGAACTCAGATCTCTTTATCAACAAGTTTATGCTTCACCAGAAGTAGAAATCACCGAAGAACTTATTGATGAAATTTTTGATGAGTTACTAGATGAACTCGTAGAAGAGGGATATGAGCAGGAAGAAGCAATTCAAATTTTAGATGAAGCAATTGATGATTATCTTGCGGAAGGATACTATGATAGTGCTGTTTCGGGATCTAAGAAAAATGCTGCTGCATTAGACAGAGCAGCAAGACAGAAGAGAAGAGCAGGTCAGGCTAGGTATTATAAGAGAAAGGCAGGAGAGGCAGTTAAGAGAGGAAAGGAACTCGCTGTTGCGGCAAAAGCAGGCGCTTCATTGGCAAAAGACTTTGCTGGGGATGAATTGAGGAGAGCCGGACGTAAGGCGGCACACAGCGCCTCTAAGGCAGCATCTGCTGTTAAGAGTGCTCCTGGTAAGGCGAAGGAGAAGGCAAAGAGCGGCATCAAGGGATTTATCAAGCGCCAGGCAGAAAAGGTCGTGAAGCGTATGAGTGAAGAAGCAGTAGGAGAAGGTATTGACTTTAAGGGTGCTGCCCGTGAGCAGGCACGCCGTGATGCCATCCAAGCAGCGAAGGATAAGAAGAGTCCTTCCAGCAAGCATCGCCGTCTTGCAATGGGTAAGTTCCGTCCTGGTGCATCAGCAGCAGAGCGTGCAGAAGGTGGTCGTGATGCCATGAGAGAGAAAGGAACCTCTCCTATCAAAAATGGTAAGAAGATGTTTGAGGAACTGCAAGCAACTGGATTGTTCACTGATAAGGAAATTCAGGCATTAATGGATGCTGAGTGATACAAAACTCACATAATACTCAGGGGGCTTGACAAGTCCCCTTTTTTTGTCTAGACTAGGTTTGTCCCGGTTAAAGATAAATAATAGCTCATTGAGATCTATAAGATGAGCTTGGATATAAATACTAATGTAAGTTATGAAAATCCATGGACGTTTGATAACAAACCTTTTGATAGTAATGATATTGGGGATTACTTCGGGTTTGTTTATCTCATTACCAATAAGTCCAACCAACGAAAATACCTTGGGAGGAAGTATTTTTGGTCGTTCAGAAAACCACCAGGTAAAAAAAGAAAAGTAAAACAAGAATCGGATTGGAAGAAGTATTACGGTTCTTGCCCAGAATTAAAAGAGGATTTAAAAAAATACGGTAAAGAGACTTTCAATAGAGAAATAATAAGTCTCCACACCACGAAGGGTAATTGTAATTTTGAGGAAACAAAACAGTTATTCTTAAATAATGTCTTATCTGAGGCACTTGACGACGGCAGTCCAGCATACTACAATAGCAACATCCTTGGACGCTACATGCGAAAAGATTATGGTAACTTTGGAAGACACCCTGAAATTGACACATGACTGGGCAGTAGATCGTATACATACTCTTTGTGATATTCCTACTTATGATGTCGTGAATACCGTTGAAGATGCATATGCCATCAAAGCCGAATTCTATGAGTGGTTGAATCCAGAAATCGAAGACCATGAAATCTATTCACTAGAATACTTAGGAGACACGGATGACTAACGGAGCATCAGACAGTTTTAAAAAGAGGATACTCGAAGAGTGTGAGAAACTGGCTTGCGATGGACACCACATCGAAGCAAGTCATTTGTTCAGAACTTACTTCCCAGAGTTTGGGTCAGCACTCCCTGACAGATTTGACACAGTGCGGGTTTAATGCTAAACTACATAAACTTGTGCCGACAGAGATTTTATCTCTATGCGGATGTAGAGTTCAAACGATTTAATGTTTAACAAAATTATTGCTACAATTCTTGCAACAACTGGTGCAGCATGTGCCTATCCTTCAATCAGTGAGATTGCAGCACCGCCACAAGTTGCAATGGTCGATGTGAAAGTTGATAATGGTAAGGCAATTCCAATCGAAGTGGTAGAAAAAACTTGGAGGTGTCCGGGATGTAATAGTAATGAAAAGTATGTCCTAGCAAAACTTCAAGAAAGCACAAAAATTCGTGACCGTAATGCCCTTGCAACGATTATGGGCAATATCAAATCAGAGTCTGGTTTCCGTCCTAATGTTTGTGAGGGAGGTGCTATTGTCCCCTACGAAAAATGTTATCGTGGTGGTTATGGTCTTATTCAATGGACTACTTATGCTAGGTATAAAGGTCTAGGAACCTTCTGTAAGAAATATGGTTGCAATCCTAGCAGTATTGAAGGGCAGACTCGTTATATGATTAACGAATCTCAGTTCCAAAAAATTCTTCCTGAGTTTGAGGGTGCTGGGCAACCTGTTCATCAATACATGGTTGGTGCTTACTACTGGTTAGGTTGGGGCATCAAAGGGCATCGTGAACATTACGCTTATAACTATACTAAGAAACTTGTTTGGGCATGATTAAAAAAGTAGTCAAAAAGGGGATTAAATACGTCAAGAAAGTATTCATCCCTAGGAGTGAGTTCATTGAAGATACTCCTAAAAAACCTGAAAAGAAACAACCGACTTACACGGGAGTTGTTGCCCCTGTTGTTACTCCTTTTGATTCTTGGTTTTCTAAGCCTGTAAAGAGTGAAAGGGTTATTGCTTACGAAAAGCATGTTGCCCAGAAGATTGAAGAGCAAAAGATTGTTGAGGCAGCACAACCTAAAAAAGAAGCACAAGACATCCATCAACTGATGTATGAGCGTGCTTCTAAGTATTGGGGCACTTGGAAAGAAGAACTCCAAAGTCCTGGTGGGTCTGAAAATTTTCAAAGTGGTTGGAATTCTGGTAATGGTATGGGGCAGTTCAAATGAATGAAGACTGGCGTTACTCTGACGAGAGAATGAAACTTCGTGAACAAGCACTCAACTTATTGTTAAAAAGATTTGGTAATGAGTTGCAAGAAAACGGAGAACCAGTATACTCTAATCAATCAATCTATGAGTGTGCCCATGACTGGGTATCACAAGGAAATGTAAACACCTTCGGGTTGGTTAAATACTATAAAGCGTATTACACATCATGAAAAAATTTTTACTTGGTCTGATAGGTTCATCTTTGCTTGCTATTCCAGCACTAGCAAAAGAATCTAAACTTAAAAAAGGATTCTATAGTATGGATGCTTTGGGTTGCATGATATTACGAGAATGCACCGAGAATGTCCGACGAATCAAGAGTATCGAAGATATTCGTAAAGAGTATCCTGATTCTAATTTTGATCTTGTTGCTGACGAGTTTGACTCGATGTTGGTGTCCCTTGATAAGATCGGAGTTATGGTTTTTCTAGGGCACGAAAAGTATTTTCCCCCTGGACATCGTGGTGCTTATCACACTGTATCCAATAACTTCTATCTGAATGATAGATTCATGCATCGCCCACATGTGCTGATGACTGTGATGCGTCATGAAGGTTGGCACGCAGCACAGGACTGTATGGCAGGTAGCATCAAGAATAGTATGATTGCTATCATTCACCCAGAAGAAATGGTTCCACCTATCTGGCGTGATATTGTAGAGAAGACCTATCCCAAGTCTGCTGTGCCCTGGGAAGCAGAGGCAAAGTGGGCAGGTAGAACTGAAGGTATGACTGCCGAAGCACTCAAAGCATGTGCTACTGGTAAGATGTGGGAAATATATAAACCCACACCTTTGACTGAGAAGTGGTTGCGTGAAGAGGGGTTTATTACTAAATAACTGAGCCTTACTCCTCTACTTATGGCTGATACAAAACCAGCAGTAGAGAAGGAAGACCACCATCATGAAGATAGAAGTGAAGTTTTGGGAAATCTAGTGAAAGTTGTAGTTCTGATATGGTCTGCCTCTCTTCTCACATTCAGTTACGTTAGACTTCCTAACGGACAAAAAATTCTAGATTTTGACCCAACCTTTATCGCATCGGTGTTCTCTGGTTCTCTTGCTGCTTTCGGACTTTCTCCTGCTAAGAATAGTGGAAATGGTAACTCTGCTCCTAAAAAAGTAGAAGCAAAGAAAGAACCAGAAGTTGTGTCTGCAGTAGAGCCAAAGGATAAAGCATACTAATCCATTGCTTCTAATAAAATGGAAACCTCAGTCAGTGAAACAAAAACCAAAAAACAACAACTAGTAAAACCTCAACGGTCTCCATTCAAGTGGGCAGTGCTCACTGTGGGGACCGTTTTTGGTGTTGCTCATCTAGGTGTTCTTGGTCATCTTCTAAACAGACAACAACTTCCTATTATTAACCTACCCGTTGGTGACTACACTGCTTATCAGGTAGAAGCAGGCAAAGATGGATATCGTATTCAGTATCGATCAAACTCCCCACAAGTTATGGGTAAGGATAAGGTTGTTGTGAAGAAGAATGGTTTCTTCGGTATTGGTGGAGATACTAAAATAGTCCAACAAGAACAGTACACCATGGACGGAGCGACTCATCTCCAGGGTGGTGAAGTGGGAAAGTTGACTGCCAAAAAGATAGAGTGTATCAAGGCGGAAGGTGGTGGCGAAAATGCAGGAAGACTAGTGGGAACTAGTATCGGTGCTTCTGCTGCTCCAATGTTTGCCAATATTCCTTACATTGGTTGGTTAGCAGCAGGATGGGTAGCAATGTTTGGTGGAAACACCGGTGCTGAAATTGGTAGTGAAGTTGCTACGATGATGAAAGACTGTGACTAATGGAACACAAGTTTAAGTATTATTGGGGTGG